AACGTGGAATAGTCAACCACAAATTACAGAAGAAACCATTAACCTTTGGAAACATCTTGCAGAAAAAAAGAACTGGAGGATAACCCAATTACCTAACGGTTTTTATCAAACTGAATACCAAGATCCAAATGAAGATACTTGGCACGACGTTACAAGACGTGAAACTATGGAAGGAGCAGAGCAAGCTATTGATGGTTCAGTAGAACACTATGCTAAAAAAGTAGACTTTTTAAAAGGTCCTAAAGTCGTGAAAACCTTTAAATAATTAAATTAAATTAAATTAAATATTATGATTGTAAAAAATCTGAATTTTGGCATTGAAGCCAGACAACAGGTTTTTAAAGGTATAGAAAAACTCACAAATGCTGTTAGCTCTACATTAGGAGCTAGCGGTAAATGTGTAATTTTAGAAGATGCACATGGTAATCCAGTTATAACCAAAGACGGTGTAACAGTAGCAGATTCTATAGTACTTTTAGATCCCGTAGAAAACATAGGAGCAACTTTATTAAAAGAAGCAGCACGTAAAACAGTTAAAGAAGCTGGAGACGGAACTACAACAGCAACTGTATTAGCACACGCTATATTACATGAAGCCTATAAAAAGTTAGATAAAACTAACGTAAGAGATATTAAAAATGGAATACTAAAAGGTGTTGATAAAGTTATAAGTTATATAACATCTAAGTCAGTTCCAGTAAAAAATAAAATTGAACAAATAGCTACTATATCTACTAATAATGATTCAGAGTTAGGTAATTTAATTGCCCAAGCTTTTACTGAAGTAGGTAATACAGGTGTAGTAATGATGGAACCATCTGCTGAGGGTGAAACTAAAGTTGAAACAGTAGAAGGTGTAGAGTATGATAAAGGTTTGTTAAATCAAAATTTTATAACAAATAAAGATAAAGGTACTTGTGAATTACATAACCCACTAGTTATGATAGTAGATTCTAAAATTGATTCTATTAGACAAATTCAAAGCGTGTTAGAATATGTTATAAAAAACAATAAAGCTTTATTTATTATAGGACAAGTAGAACCTGCGGTTTTATCTGCTCTTGTTATGAATAAAATGAAAGGTAATATAAAAGTAAATGTAGTTGATCCTCCAGCTTTTGGATTAAGAAGAAAAGAAATACTAGAAGATTTATCATTGTTAACAAATTCTCAAATAATAAACGAAGATTTAGGAGATGATTTAAATACTATAGAAATAGATTATTTAGGTACATGCTTAAAAACAACTTCTAATAATGATCAAACTATAATACAAGTTGAAGATATTTCAAAAGAAGTTGAAAAAATTATTAAAAAAGTTAAGAAAGATTTAACTAAAAAATTAAAACCTCATCAAGTTATAGGATTAGAACTTAGATTAGCTAGATTAAGCGCAAAAGTAGCTATTGTTAAAGTAGGTGCTAATTCTGATATTGAACTTAAAGAGAAACAAGATAGAATTGAAGATGCTATCTGTGCTACAAAAGCTGCTATTAAAGAAGGAGTTGTAGCTGGTGGTGGTGTTGCTTTACTTAACGCTTCAAAAACATTAGACCAAAGTGATATAGGCGAAAACATTTTATACAACGCTATAAAAGCTCCTTATAACACTATATTAGTTAATGCTGGTATAGATCCAATAGAACTAGAAACAGAAGGAAAAGGTTTAAACGTGGTTACAGGAGATATGGTACATATGGTTAAGGAAGGTATTATTGATCCATTACTGGTAACAAAAAGCGCTTTAACCAACGCGGCTTCTGTAGCAGTTACTATTTTATCTACTGATTGTGTAATTAATAATATTAGAACAAATGAAAGCAGTAGGTAGATATCTTATAATAAAAAAAATTGAGGAAAATATAACAGAGTCTCAAGGAGGATTACTTTTAAGTAAAAACGATAGAACTGATATAAGATATATTGAAGCTGAAGTAATTTCCGTGGGACACGAAGTAGAAGGTGTAAAAGAAAAAGATATTATATTTTATGATCGTCACAATGGTCATTATATGGAATTAGAGAATATCACATACCAAGTAATTAAGTTACAGGATGTGGTCGTTGTTTTATGAAAAAGTTAGAAGCAGGAGATCTTAAAGATTTAAACCTGTTAAAACATTATCGTATAATACGCCGATGGGCTTCAAAAAACAACGATTTAAATGATGCGGATTTAGAGTTATTAATTTATCTAGATTGTATAAATTTATTTAATATTAATGATTTTAAAATGGGTACGTATTCTTATAGTTGGGATAACCGTAGATGGAATAGATTAATACAAAATGATTGGGTTGTGGTATGGCGACATAGAAATAGAACAACTCAAAAATATAACATATACAAAGTTTCTTTTAAAGGTAAACAATTAATACAAAGAATTTACCGAATAATGTTAGGTGAAGAAGATATACCTACAAGCACAAGAAGAAATAAAATAATGAAAGGTAATACTTATATAGATAAAGTGCTACAAACATCTATATATAATGTAAATAAAGATAAAGAAAGATGAGTAAATCTAAAAGAATAGAAAAACGCATTAACAGAATAGAAGATAGATTCAAGAAAAAAGTTGCTAAAGGTAAAAAAGGAACTGATATGGATATTGAGCTTCATGAAAGAAGAATTCAAGACTTAAGAGACAAGAGTCCATTAAATTTTGGGTTTATGCCAGGAAGTGTTAATCTTCCAGTAGATCCTTTTGCTGGACCTCAAATTGGAACTTCAGATCAAATAGCGAACTCTGCAAGTGCTAATAGAGATGTTAATAACACCTCGTCTTCTTCATGGAGTGGAGTGGGACCAGTACAAGGTATTCAAGCAAATGTAGCTGGTGGTAATCCCTACGTTCCAGGCGCTGGACAAATGAACGAGTTTAACACGTCTAATAGAAATTTTGTTCCTCAAGCTGTTAATACAGCTAACTCTATATATGGTAATAATCAACAAAGAACAGCTTCTATGAATACACAATTACAACCATACAACGCTTCTAATGATATAACAAATTTAAAATCATTACCAAAAAAATTAATAACTTTATAAATAAAAAACATGAAACATAATCACACATACGATCCTCATGCAGAAAAAATGGGAAAAGGCAAAGTAGGTATAGTTGGAGAATCTCATATATGGGACGGTCCATTAAGCCAAATAGGTAGACTACACGGTCAAGGATCAAGTTCTGGTATAACTGGTATGAAACTTAAATTAGGAGGAGTTCCTTATGTAGGTGGACCAATTACACAGAACGCAAAAGTATATAAATAAATAAATAAATAAAAATGGCAATATATATAAACGCAACAGAAGTAAGACCTGATGATGCAATAAACATACCTAAACCAGGCGTTATTGTAGCTGGTATTAACACAGGTGCTGGAACAACCTTAACCGATGTTGGTAAAGGATTTACTAACGCTGAAACTAATATAAAAGGTTTTAATATAACTGGAGGAGATGTTGTATATGATAGCGCAGGTGCTATAGTAGAAGTAGTAAGTGTTACAGACAGTGATAATATAGAATTATCAGGAGCAATAGCAGGTGGTATTTATGAAATATATAAAGGCAATTATAGAGCTTTCACAAATAGTACATCACCAGGATATAGTTTATATATTACAGGTGCTGGCGATGTTAGAGTGGTTCCAGTTAGCGAACAACAAGCTATAACAATTCCAGTAGTTGCAAATCAAACTTTAGATTTACAAGTAGAAAGAGTTAATGCTACCAGTACTACTGCTACAGGTATAATAGCTTTAGAAGTACAACAATAAATAAATAAATTAATAAATTAGAAATTATGGGATATTCACAAAACAATCCATTACCTAGAATGAACTCGGCTTTAAAAAGACAAAAAGAAGAGAAAAAAATGGGTCTGGACAGAAAATCATCTCCAGTTAACAATGCTAGTCAATATGGTATTCATGGTGTAGATGAACTTAAATACATGCCTATCGTAGATGATATGCACAGAAAACAAGATTCTCCAGCATATAGAGACGGTTCAATGAAAGGCGACCAGTCTGCAACGCATACAGATTATGCTAATTATAAAGGAACAGATAAAGGTTACCACGGACATGATGGTTCTTCACATGGAGATCAATCAGCAACACATAAAGATTACTTAAAAGGTAATGGTGGAATTGGTAGACACGCTTCTCCATTAAACGGATATAATAACTACACAGATGAAGATCATAAGCATCCGCATGGTGAAGGTATGTCTAGATATCAAAAAGAAGACCAAAAAAAAAACCCAACATCTAGAATAGCTTCTCCACTAAATGAAATGAGTGGTAAAGGATGTGCTGAATCAGAAGGCGGAAGTGGTTGTATCAAAAAAAGAGGTAACGAATTTGTTATATTAAACAATAAAAAAGGTGGTATTTGGAAAAGTGGTTTTAGCTCTAAAGAAGATGCTATGAAAACACTGGCTGCATATCACGCTAATAGTTAAAATTAAAATATGGGACATAAAGGACATTATGGTGAATATAGCGGAAACGCTAAACACTCAAAACATCACATGGTAAATTCATGGGAAGAAGAAGATGTAAAAAGAGGTAAAAAACAAATGGCTGAAGGCCATACTGGGCATGCAGAAGCTTTGTTTGATGATGCACATGGTAGTTACAACTATGATGGACATAATTCTACAGGAGCTGAACATAATGGAATGTCAAGACATGTAAGTGGTCATTACACACCAAATAAACATAAAAACAAAATAGATTCTAATAGAGCTCATAATACTGATAGGTTAATAATGAGGGGTATGGAACGAGAACAAGATATAATAGATTCACGTCCATCAACGTTTGGATCAGGAATGACAAGAATGCCTAATCCTCAGAATGTTGGAGGTTTAATAAATCAAGTTCAAGGCTTAAACGATTTAAGAAATAATGTGCAAGGTTACACGAGCCTTAGTGACACCATATATCCTGATGGGGAAGCAACATATTTCAACGAAGCTGGAGGTATAAAACAAAAATATATAGATAATACAAACTTAGTAATGGAAGAAGAGGAAAATAGACCTTTGAGTGATTTTAAGCCTGGTATACCAAGAAATTCTGGCTCACCAATGTTTAGACATACAAGAGCGCATAAATTAAGACAAAAAGCTATAAAAATTTCACAAGAAAGTGCAGCTGAAAGAGGAGATGATTATGATTATGGAAACCCACAAGTTGTATCATTATTAGAGAAAGCAAATAAATTAGACAAAAGAACCGGTAAAAAATCTAAAAAAACAAGTTAATGAATTTTTTAAACACTATTCGTAGTGCTTTTATGAAAAATCCATTTACTGTAGGTTTTAATAATAAATCTCCTTTAAACGTATATAAAAGCTCTATGCCTACTTCGTTTAATTTACCTACTTTAGGTACTAGTTATACTAGTCCAAAAATAGAAGATAATAAAGTAATGTTAGATTCAGCTAATAAAACTGCTAGATCTATTTTAGAAACTGGTATAGATATAGCTAAAGCAGCAGGGGAAAATGTAGCAAGAAAAAGAGAAAAAGAGCAAACAGCATTAGATGAAGAAAAGAAAAAACAAGATTCTCTAAATAAAATTAAAAAAGGTAGTTTTGCTCAAAAACTTCTTGACCCTAATGCATATACAACTTATACTAACGCAATGGAATCTTTAGCGGAAGAAAGAAAAGCAGAAAAAGAAATTGCAGATAGAGAAAAAACATTAAAAAAACAAGGTGTTCCAGATGTTAGTAAATTAACTGGAACTTCTGATGATTACTAATAACAGTCATGGAGCTGTACAAAACCAATAAACATATAAACATATAAACATTAAAAATTAAAACATGGCAAAATTTATAAACTTTAACATTGTAGGTGGATATAACTTAGCAACAGCTGGTGCAGATCCATCATTAGATGGTGATAACTTAGTAAATGTAGATAACGTTTTAAACGTAAAAGCAGAAACTGGTGCAGGTGGAGAATTCAACGTAGTTCTTCAATTAACTGGTGGTTTATCTTGTAGAGTAACTTGTGGAACAAGTGCTGGAAGCGCAACATCCCCTGCGGATGTAGGTAATCGCCCAACTGCAACTGATTACTTAGCTTTAATGAAAAAAGCTGTCAACAGAGCAATTACTGCTAATCCAGGTGGTGTAAAAGCTAGCGCTTTATTACCATTAGATAGTGATGATCCAAATATTAAATACGATGAAACGTTAAGAGTATATTGGAAAGATATTCTAGTTAGCTAAAATGAAACCAAGAGGTCTAGGAGATAAGATCGAAAATTTTACAAAAGCAACGGGCATCAAATCTGCAGTTGATAAAATATCAAAAGCAACCGGTGTCCCTTGTGGATGTAATGCAAGAAAATCCGCTTTAAATAAAATGTTTCCTTCAAGAAAATGATTAAAAAATATATTAAAAAAGGTTTTAGTATTAAATCACCTATACAAATTGATAACACACCTATTTATCATGCTGATTTAGAGGAGGGTTGTTTAGGTAAAGGAAACAAAAACGGTACGGTATTAATATCACAAGATATAAAAGATCCAGAAGAAAGAGAAAGTATAGTAGATCATGAAAAAGTACATATAGATCAAATTAAAAGAGGTGATTTAGATTATGATGATGACTGCGTTTACTGGAAAGGAAAGTGCTGGAAAAGAAGTGAAATGGACGAGGGTAATCCTAATTTACCTTGGGAAAAAGAAGCTTATACAAAAACAGATCCTTACGAAAAATATTAAATGGCAAAGAAACAATTTAAAGACACTACGGTGGGGCAACTTTTATTTGGTGCTGCTTCAGTAATTAATCCTACATTAGGAAATGTATTACAAGGTGTAACATCCCCAAAAGAAGCAATAGCTGAAATAACTAAATCAGATGCGTCATTAGATGATAAAATAAAACTACAACAATTAATATACGAACAACAGAATAAAGAAATAGAATCTATAACTTCAAGATGGAAAGCAGATTCTATGTCGGATTCTTGGATGTCTAAAAATGTACGTCCATTAGTTTTAGTATGGTGTATTGTTGTATTTTCTTTTGCAGGTATACTTGATAGTGTAGAAAGTGTACCATTTCATATTAATAGTACTTGGAACGATACTTTTGAGAAGGTCATGATGGCGGTCGTTTTAGCCTATTTCGGTGGACGAACAACAGAAAAGGCAACAAAACTATTTAGAAAGTAAAAAAAGATTTATATAAGTGATTATATAAATAGAAATTAAATAAAATATAATATAATGAGTGAAATTAAAAAAATAACAGAGGAAGAATTAACAAGTGTAAACAAGTATCAAGCTGAATTAGCACAACTATTACAAGACATAGGAGTTGCTGAAGCTAGAAAACATGCCTTATTACACAGCATCGTAAGTGTTAATGCTTCTCAAGAAAAAATTAAAAAAGAATTAGAAGAAAAGTATGGCCCTATTAATATTAATTTAGAAACAGGAGAATATACTTTAATTGAAGCTAAAAATGAATAATGTAATAAGAAAAATCAGTATTGGTTCTGATTATAAAAATGAAGCTATGCATTATTCTGTTGGTCAACAAGTATATGGTGGACATGAAATATCACACATATTACTTGACGAAGATGATAATTCATATAACATTTATATAAAGAAAAACAACGAGGTATTACCATGGAAAAAATTTAATTCTAACATGGCTATATCTATTGAGTACGATCTTGAATATTAATGAAAAGCTTGTACGAGTTTATTGTAGAACCTTTAGGGGAAAGATATGCTAACGATAAAAAAATAGGTGAAAAAAATTTAATTTTAAATACTAAAATTGAATCTTGGAAGTTTGTTAATAGATTTGCTAAAGTAATTGAAACCCCAATTAGTGTTAATACACCAATAAAAAAAGGAGATATTATCGTAGTTCATCAAAATATTTTTAGAAGATTCTACAATATGAAAGGTAAACAAAATAATAGTAAATCTTATTTTAAAGATAACTTATATTTTGTTGGATTAGATCAAGTTTATTTATACAAAAATAAAAATAAATGGATATCTTTTGGTGATAGATGTTTTGTAAAACCTATAAAAGACGACAATAATCTAAGCACTAGTAAAGAACAAAAATGTATTGGTATACTAAAAATAGGTAATAATACATTAGAAGCATCTAAAATCACCCCAGGTGACAAGATAGGTTTTAAACCAGGTGCTGAATGGGAGTTTGTTATAAATAATGAACGACTTTATTGTATGAAATCAAATGATATAGTTATAAAATATGAGTATAAAGGAAACGAAGAAGAATATAATCCAAGCTGGACAAGTAGCAGTAAAAGAGTTAATCAAAGTTGCTAAAGAACCAATTATAGATTTTGGACCAGATATTTCCGCAGACAGACTTAAAAACGCTGCAGCTACAAAAAAATTAGCTATATTTGATGCTTTTGAAATTTTAAATAGAATTGAAGAAGAAAGAAATTTATTAGAAAATAAACCTAAAGTAGAAGAAAAAAAAGAATCTAAATTTAAAGGTTTTGCAGAAAGGAGATCTAAGTAATGTATAGTCAAGATTTATATAAAGTTTTAAAAAACTACATAAAACCTAAAATACTTGCAAGAAATAATAAATACAAGAAGTGGGAATATGGATATAACGAAGAACATGATATGGTTGTTATATCTAAAACTGGACAAATTAAAGAGGTTTATGAAATACAAGGTTTAAAAATTGCATTACCTAAACCATATAAGGATATTCATAAGTTTGAAAATAATAAATGGCAAAGAACTCCATTACCTAAAGTTCTTAAAAAAATTAAAAGTGTTTTTGAATGGGATAAATATCCAGAAGATTTCAAAGAAAAATGGTATGATTTTATTGATGAAGAGTTTATTAAACGTGAAGAAGGTTTTTGGTTTTATAATAATAAAAAACCTATTTATCTAACAGGAACACATTACATGTATTTACAATGGTCTAAAATTGATGTAGGACCACCGGATTTTAGAGAAGCAAATAGATTATTTTTTATATTTTGGGAAGCGTGTAAAGCAGATAACAGATGTTACGGTATGTGTTATCTTAAAAATCGTAGATCTGGTTTTTCTTTTATGGCATCAGGAGAAGTAGTTAACTTAGCTACTATATCAAGTGACTCAAGATATGGAATATTATCTAAAACTGGACCCGATGCAAAAACAATGTTTACAGATAAGGTAGTTCCTATTTCAGTTAACTATCCTTTTTTCTTTAAACCGATTCAAGATGGTATGGATCGACCTAAAACAGAATTAGCGTATAGAGTACCCGCGTCTAAATTCACTAGAAGAAAAATAATAACAGGAGAAGTAGCTGAAGAACTACAAGGATTAGATACAACTATTGATTGGAAAAATACTGGAGATAATAGTTATGATGGTGAAAAATTAAAATTATTAGTACATGATGAATCAGGTAAATGGGAAAGACCTAATAATATTTTAAACAATTGGAGAGTTACTAAAACATGTTTAAGATTAGGATCTAGAATTATTGGAAAATGCATGATGGGTTCAACTTCAAACGCATTAGACAAAGGTGGTGGAAATTTTAAAAAACTATATGAAAGCTCAGATGTTACTAAAAGAAACGCCAATGGACAGACTCGCTCAGGATTATATTCTTTGTTCATACCTATGGAATGGAATTACGAAGGATACATTAATTCTCATGGAATACCTGTATTTGACACACCAAAAACTCCCGATGAAGATCCCCATGGTCAAAAAATTAAAATAGGAGTTTTAGATTATTGGAAAAATGAAGTAGAAGGATTAAGTGAAGATCAAGATGCGTTGAATGAATTTTATAGACAATTCCCACGTACAACTAAACACGCTTTTAGAGATGAATCTAAAAACTCTTTATTTAATTTAACTAAGATTTATCAACAAATTGATTGGAACGCGGATATTAAAAACACTAATGTAGTAACTCAAGGTTCATTTCAATGGGTTGGTGGAATAAAAGATACTGAAGTATTGTTTGTACCAAATAAAAATGGAAGATTTTATATTTCATGGGTTCCACCTAGAAGATTACAAAACAATATTATAAAAAAATTAGGTAAAAAATATCCTGGTAATGAAACTTTAGGAGCTTTTGGATGTGATAGTTATGATATATCTGGAACAGTAGATGGTAGAGGATCTAATGGTTCATTACATGGTTTAACTAAGTTTAGCATGGAAGATATTCCTCCTAATCATTTCTTTTTAGAATACATAGCTAGACCTCAAACAGCAGAGATATTTTTTGAAGATGTGTTAATGGCTTGTATATTTTATGGTATGCCAATACTTGCGGAAAATAATAAACCTAGATTATTATATCATTTTAAAAGAAGAGGATATAGAGGTTTTGCAATGAATAGACCGGATAAAATATATAATAAATTATCAATAACAGAGAGAGAAATAGGTGGAATACCTAATTCTAGTGAAGATATAAAACAAGCGCACGCTGCAGCAATAGAAAGTTATATTGAAGAGCGAGTTGGTCTTTTAGAAGATCTTAGCTACGGAGATATATATTTTCAAAGAACATTAGAAGATTGGGCTAAATTTAATATAAACAATAGAACTACACATGATGCTTCTATTAGTTCAGGACTTGCTATTATGGCTTGTAATAAAAATAAATATAGACCTGTTCCTAAATTAATAAGACAAAATTATGATTTAGGAATTAAAAGATATGATAACAAAGGTCACTTATCAAAAATTATAGATTAAATGAAAAGTATATACAGTAACGGTAGTAGTATTTTCCCTAGCCAAGTGGTTAGTGACGCTGAAAAATCATCTCTTGAATATGGTACGCAAGTTGCTCAAGCTATAGAACAAGAATGGTTTATGTTAGGTAGAACTAACGGTAACAGGTATATGACTACTTGGAATAATTATAATAGATTAAGATTATATGCTAGAGGAGAACAACCTACTCAAAAATATAAAGATGAACTATCTATTAACGGAGATTTATCTTATCTTAATTTAGACTGGAAACCAGTTCCTATAATTAGTAAATTTGTAGATATATTAGCTAATGGTATATCTAACAAAGATTATGATGTAAATGCTTACGCTCAAGATCCAGGAGCGGTTCAAAAAAGAACTAATTACGCAGAGAGTTTAGCACAAGATATTTTTGCTAGAGATACTATGAAGAAAATTACTGCTCAATTAGGAACTGAAATATTTAATACTACTATACCAGAAGAGCAACTGCCTCAAACTCCAGAAGAATTAGAACTTCATATGCAGTTATCTTATAAACAGTCTGTAGAAATTGCTGAAGAGGAAGTTATAAATCAAATATTAGATTATAATAAATGGGATTTAACAAGACGTAGAGTTAATTATGATTTAGTTACTTGTGGAATAGGAGCAGTTAAAACTGATTTTAATACTTCTAATGGTATTACTGTAGATTATGTTGATCCAGCAATGTTAGTTTATTCTTACACAGAAGATCCTAATTTTGAAGATTTATATTATATAGGTGAATTAAAAGCCGTAACTCTTCCTGAAATAGCTAAACAATTTCCAGCTTTAGATAATGCTACATTAGAAAAAATACAACAATCTCAAGGTAATAGAAGTTATATGTATGGTTATGGTAATGGTCCATGGGATCAAAACACTATACCTGTAATGTATTTTGAATATAAAACGTATAGTGATCAAGTATTTAAAATAAAAGAAACTGAACAAGGTTTGGTAAAAGCTATAGAAAAGCCAGACACTTTTAATCCACCTGAAAGCGAAATGTTTGAAAGAGTTGGAAGAACAATAGAGGTGTTGTATAAAGGAGTTAAAATATTAGGTACCGATATAATGCTTAAATGGGAAATGGCAGAAAACATGACAAGACCATTTGCTGATACTACTAAGGTAGAAATGAATTACGCATTATGTGCTCCTAGAATGTATAAAGGAAGAATTAATTCTATAGTAGGTAGAATTACTGGATTTGCTGATATGATTCAAATAACTCATTTAAAACTACAACAAGTTATAGCTAGAATGGTGCCAGATGGTGTGTTTTTAGATATGGATGGTTTAGCTGAGGTTGATCTTGGTAATGGTACAAATTATAATCCAGCCGAAGCTTTAAACATGTATTTCCAAACTGGTTCTGTAGTTGGTAGATCACTTACTCAAGATGGTGACATAAATAGAGGAAAAATTCCAGTACAAGAACTAGCTAGTGGCTCAGGTCAAGCTAAAGTACAAAATTTAATTCAAACATATAATTATTATTTACAAATGATAAGAGATGTGACCGGATTAAATGAAGCAAGAGATGGAAGTTTAGCTGATAAAGATACATTAGTTGGATTACAAAAAATTGCAGCTCAAGCATCTAATATTGCTACTAAACATATAAACAATGCTAGTTTATTTTTAACACTAAGAATGTGTGAAAATATATCTAAAAAAGTTAATGATATGTTAGATTATCCTTTAACTGCTAATGCTTTAAAAAACAGTATAACAGCTTTTAACACTGCTACACTAGATGGTTTACAAGAAATTAATCTACATGACTTTGGTATTTATTTAGATTTAGAACCAGATGAAGAAGAAAGACAAAGATTAGAAGAAAACATTCAAGTTGCTTTATCTAGCGGTGGTATTGATTTAGAAGACGCAATTGAAGTTCGTCAAATACGTAATTTAAAATTAGCAAATCAAATGTTAAAACAAAAACGTAGACGTAAAATACAGCATGATAGACAAATGCAAATGGAAATGAATCAGCAACAAGCTAACGCTAATTCTCAAGCGGCAGAAAAAGCAGCTGAATCAGAAGTACTTAAACAACAAGCTTTAACTCAGGAAAAAGTTAATTTAGAAGAAGCTAAATCTCAATTTGAAATTCAAAGAATGCAAACTGAGGCTGCAATAAAGCGTGAATTAATGGCTGAAGAATTTAATTATCAGATGCAATTAGAGCAAATGAAAACACAAAGAGAAACAACGAGAGAACAAGAAATTGAAAATCGTAAAGACAACAGAACAAGAATAGCTGGTAGTCAACAAAGTCAAATGATATCTCAACGTCAAAACAATGAGATGCCAAAAAACTTTGAAGATGATCCAAATTTTATAAATCAACCAGTTATTTAATATTAATTATTTAATCATATTATATTATGGCAGAACAAAAAGTGGCCGTAGAGGTCAGACAAGAAGGTGACTTTAAAATAAAGTCAAAACCTAAAAAACCTAAAAATTTAGGTAAAAAAAATGATAAACCAGTGAAAGTTGATTTCACTAAACCAGAATCACAAGGTGAAGTTACACCTGATGTGGTTAAAATGGATTTAACTAAAAAACCTGAAAAAGATGCCGTTCAAGAGCAAGGAACAGGAGACGTACCTGAAAATAAACGAACCGGAGATATACAAAGAGTGGATGACGAAGTACGGTCCATTCAAGAGACTGAAGTCAAAACAACCGAGACAGATTCAGATACTCCGATCACAGAGATTATAGAAGAAATAACAGAAGATACTAAACCAGTTGAAAATATAGTGGCTGATGAAGTATCTACTCCAGAAAAGATTTTACCAGAAAATATTGATAAACTAGTAAAATTTATGGACGAAACAGGTGGGACAGTAGAAGATTATGTACATTTAAATAAAGATTATTCTAAATTAGACAATGATCAACTGCTTCGTGAACACTTAAAACAAACTAAACCTCATCTTGATTCTGAAGATATTAGTCTTATTTTAGAAGATTATGATTTTGACGATGAAATAGATGAACCAAAAGACATACGTAGAAAAAAGCTAGCTTATAAAGAGGCTGTTGCTGTTGCTAAAAAGGATTTAGAAAATCAAAAATCTAAATACTATGCAGATATAAAGCAAAGACCTGGAGTAACACAAGAGCAACAAAAAGCTATGGACTTTTTTACACGTTATAATAAACAGCAAGAAAATATAAAGCAATCACAGGAGCTTTTTAAAAACCGTACCAACGACTTATTTAACTCAGAATTCAAAGGTTTTGATTATCGTGTGGGGGATAAAAAGTTTAGGTATAAAGTAAAAGATCCAGTGAAAATTGCTGAAAGTCAATCTAATATTGAAAATTTTGTTAACCGATTTTTAGACAAAGAAGGAAATATTGGAGACCCAGCGGGTTACCATAAAGCTTTATATGCTGCGATGAATGCTGATAAACTAGCCTCTCATTTTTATGAGCAAGGTAAAGCAGACGGTGTCAGAGACATTGTAAAAAAATCTAAAAATCCATCAAGTGATTCACCTAGGCAAGTTGCTAGCGGTGATGTATTTGTAGGAGGATTAAAGGTTAAAGCAATTAGTGGAGCAGATTCATCTAAATTAAAAATCAAAAAACGAACATTTAACAATTAAAATTTAGAAAAATGGCTTTAAACCCACAATTTGGTAGTATTATACCAAGTCAAGTACAGGAAGTTCTAAATTCAAACTATTTACAGTGGACAGATCCTGGTGTTGCTGCTACATTTGCAGATTTTGCACAGCAGTATTTACCTGAGATTTATGAAGCTGAAGTTGAAAGATATGGTAACAGAACCTTATCTGGATTCTTAAGAATGGTTGGAGCTGAACTACCTATGACAAGTGACCAAGTAATCTGGTCTGAACAAAATAGATTACATATTGCATATGATGACTGTACACAAACAGGTGCTGGTAATACAATTAATGTAAACCCAGGCGCAGTTGGAACTATTCAAAACGTTGTATCTCCAAGATCTACTATTGTAGTAATGGATGATTTCGGTAACGAAGTAAAATGTTTAGTAACAGCTTCTAACACTTTAACATTTGTTTTAACTGTTGAACCTTATACTGCTGCAACTTTAGCTGCTGCTGGTATTGTTGGAAACGTAAAAGTTTTCGTTTATGGTTCAGAATATGGAAAAGGATCCGTTACTCCTAATGCTCCAGGTGCTCCTGGTGCTGTAACAGGAACTCAATACATTAGTGTTGATCCTTCATTTACTCAATTCTCTAATAACCCTATTATAATCAGAAACAAGTATGTTGTTAATGGTTCAGATATGGCTCAAATTGGTTGGGTAGAAGTTGCTACAGAAGATGGAACTGGTGGATACCTTTGGTACTTAAAAGCTGAGTCTGAAACTAGACTTAGATTTGAGGACTACTTAGAAATGATGTGTGTAGAAGGTGAGATAGCTGCTCCAGGTTCTGCAGTTGCTGCAGCTGGAACAGGTATTGGTACTCAAGGTTTATTTGCTTCTATTGAAGATAGAGGTAATGTACAAGTTGGATTTGCTCCAGCTACGGGTATTGCTGATTTTGATGACATCCTTAGAAACTTAGATACTCAGGGTGCTATTGAAGAAAACATGTTATTCTTAGATAGAGCTACTGCTTTGGCGTTTGATGATATGCTTGCTAGCATTTCTTCAGGAGCTGCAGGTGGTACTGCTTTTGGATTATTTGAAAACTCAGAAGAAATGGCTTTAAACTTAGGTTTTAGCGGTTTCAGAAGAGGTTCTTATGACTTTTATAAAACAGATTGGAAATACTTAAACGATGCTTCAACGCGTGGTGGTATGACTGGTCCTGCTTCTATTGAAGGAGTATTAATCCCAGCTGGTACTACAACTGTTTATGATCAAATTTTAGGAACTAACATCCGTAGACCTTTCTTACACGTAAGATATAGAGCGTCTCAAGGTGATGATAGAAGAATGAAATCTTGGTTAACAGGTTCTGCTGGTGGTGCGTTTACTAGTGATCTTGATGCGATGGAAGTAAACTTCCTTTCAGAAAGATGTTTAGTAACTCAAGCTGCTAACAACTTTGTATTATTCAAAGGAGTGTAATTACTCAATATTAATAACTATCCCTGTCTTTTGGCAGGGGTAATTATTATTTTATAAACTATTTAATTATATTATATTATGGCAAAAACAAAAAAAGAAGTGGTAGTTGAAAATACTCCACAAGTAGAAGTAGCACAACCTACTTTTACAAAAAAACCAGTTTTAAAAGATAACTGGGAAATTAAAAATAGAACTTATTTACTAAAAGGTAATAAAGAACCATTAACTTTTACTATTCCAAGTAAACACACTAGAAGACATCCATTATTATGGTTTGATGCTACTAGTAATTCACAAAGAGAGCTTAGATATGCTACCAATATGAACTCCCCGTTTGTTGATGAACAAAAAGGAGAGGTTACATTAGGACATATTACTTTTAGAGATGGAACATTAAGTGTGCCTAAAGAAAATGTAGCTTTGCAAAAACTACTTACTTTATATCACCCATTAAAAAATAGAAGATATCAAGAACATGTACCACAAAAAGTAGCTGAAGATCAGTTAGAAATTATAGAGTGGGAAATTGAAGCATTAAATGCTGCTAAAAATATGGATATTGATATTGCAGAAGCAATTGTAAGAGTAGAATATGGTTCTAAAGTAAATAAAATGTCTTCAAAAGAATTAAGAAGAGATTTAATGTTGCTTGCTAAAAAGAATCCTAGATTATTTTTATCATTAGCCGCAGATGAAAACGTACAATTAAGAAACTTTGCTGTCAACGCGGTAGAAAATAATTTAATTTACGTATCACAAGATCAAAGATCTGTGCATTGGGGTAGTAATGATAGAAAACTAATGACAGTTCCATTTGATGAAAATCCATATTCGGCAATAGCCCATTGGTTTAAAACAGATGAAGGTGTTGAAGTATTTAAGTCTATAGAAAAAAGACTAAAATAATAATAATAGGGGCAGATTCGTCTGCCTCTTTATTAAAATAAAAATATAATGGTAAACGTAGATACAGTATATCAAACAGTATTATTAATCCTTAATCAACAACAAAGAGGTTATATGACGCCTGATGAGTTTAACAAAGCTGCGACTCAGGTTCAACTAGCTATATTTGAAGGTTATGCAAGTGATCTTAATCAACAATACCGTTTACCAGATAATGACACAGAATATGGAGATAGAGTAAAAAACATTGAACAAAAGCTTCAGTTTTTTCAAAGAATTGCTCCTATTCCCTATAACGTACCAACAAATAATTTTCCTTTATTGGATAATGCTGTTATAGATAATCCAGTTGTAGTAGGAACTACAAACACATTGTATAGATTAGGTTCTGTGTTTTATAAAAACTATGATCTAGGTCAATACACACAGCGTAACGAGTTAAGACAATTAATTCTTTCCCCTTTAACTCAACCAACAGATAAATTCCCTATATATTTATATGAGCAAAACACACTAGAAGTATATCCTAATACTATAACTACGGATATAAGCATTTCCTATTTGACTAAACCAAATAATGTGTTATGGGATTTTAATACTGATCCTATTAATGGTGCTTATATTTATGAACCAGGCACTTCTATACAATTTGAATTAGATCCTACAGAACAAGATGAAATTGTATTAAGAGTATTAGCTTATGCTGGAGTTATTATACAAGATCCTTCAATAGTACAAATAGCTACTCAAGCAGTTAGCGCGCAAGATGCAAATGAAAAACAATAAGATATGTCAACACCAAATGGAGGTTTAATAACCGAAACTAATAGTCAATATTACGCGGGAGCGCAGGGATTTGTAGTAACAGCTGCAGGTGGTCAAAATGATTTCACCTTTACATTTAACACAGCGTTAAATTTAGGTAGCTTTGATCCAACTAATGCAGACTATGCTTTAAACAATTTTAAATTATATAGTAGTCCAGATGGATTAACATATACAGAATACATATTATCTTATACCGTAACAGTACAACCTAACGGAAATAGTTTAGTTAGTATAGCAGCAGCTGGAGGTATTCCTCAAAACAATACCTTAGTTTGTCAATTAAAAACTATTGATGGAGGATCATTTGGAGCAAGAGACGCTTACGGCGTTACAACTGAGCAAAATTACGGTAGTTATTCTTATATAACATTAAATGATATAGTTAATAATTTTATTGTAGGATTTGTAGGAAAAGATAAATTAATACCTGATGTAAGAAGAAGTGATATAATATTTCATGCTAAAAGAGGATTACAAGAATTTAGTTATGATACTTTAAAATCAGTTAAATCTCAAGAATTAAATGTTCCTCATACTCTTAGCGTTATACTACCACAAGACTATGTTAACTATGTTAGAGTGTCTCGTATAGACAGCTTAGGTGTTCAAAGAATAATATATCCTTCAAATAATCTAACCACTTCACCTTATGAATTACCATTACAAGATAACTTAGGTGTTCCAGTTCAAGATAATTTTGAAGAAAATTTAGAAGGTACTTCTATAACTGAAGATAGATGGAAAAAAGCTAACACTAATTTAATTAGTCAAAACTTTAACATGGCTTTATATAATGAAGGTATGGATTGGTCTGGTTATAATTGGGGTTATGGAGGTTACTGGTATTGGGGTTGGGGTGAACAATATGGAATGTCACCACAATATGCTCAATCAAATGGATGGTTTAATATGAATGAAAGAGAAGGTAAAATATCTTTTTCTAGTAATTTAATTGGATCTTTAATAGTATTAGAATATATATCTGATGGACTTGCTTATGATTTAGATAGTAGAGTACCTAAATTAGCTGAAGACGCTTTGTACTCTTATATTTCTCACGCTATTTTAGCAAGTAGAATAAATCAACCAGAGTATATAGTTCAAAGATTAAGACAAGAAAAAAGTGCTAAACTTAGAAATGCTAAAATTAGATTGTCTAATATTAAACTTGATGAAATAGTTCAAGTAATGCGTGGAAAAGCTAAATGGATAAAACGATAAAACATGCCACAAATAACTAATACTTTCCTCAAATCTAAAATGAATAAAGATTTAGATGCGAGAATATTACCAAATGGCGAATACAGAGATGCTCAAAATTTACAAATAAGTAGATCTGAAGGATCAGAAGTAGGAGAGTTTGAGAACATTTTAGGTAATGAAAGATTAAAATATCTTTACACTGGTAGAAATTTTTCAAGTTACACGGGTAAAATAATAGGGCAGTTTACTGATCCTCCTACAGGAAGTATTTATATATTTAGCGCAGGATATTTAGGTGCAGAAAGATGTCCTAGAGATATAGTTGTTTATGCTGATCCAGCAGGTGCAACTGGAACTGTAATAGAACTTTTTGATGCAGCAGGTAATTTATTAAACCCAATAGTTCTAGGAATAGAATTAGGTATGTTATTATGGGGAGTTAATTGGAACGGTCAACCTTCAGGAGCTGGTGGACAAGAAGTAGATCCTATAGTATCAAATGTTACAACAACTAATATAACCATAAGTCAAACAGTTACGCTTGCAGCTAGTGACGAAATAAATATAGGTTACGCTAACACAATACATAGATACGATGTAAATAATGATACCTTAACGTTGTTAGTAAGAGGATCTTTTTTAAATTTTCACAAAGATTTTAGAATGTATGGTGTTAATTTAATACAGAATTTATTATTTTGGACAGATAACAGAAATCAACCTAGAAGAATAAATGTTGATTTAGCTAATCCATTAGATTTAATAGAACCAATTCATTATGTAAATGAAGACCAAATATCTGTAGCTCAGTATTATCCTTATAAAGTTCCTTTAGTTTTAAAAGAAGTTTTACAAGAATGTACAGCTGGAGCTCAATCCACAACAGTAAGAGCTGGTGCTAAAGGATACGATTTAACAGTATCTGATATTACTGGTATAAAAATAAGTGACATAGCAACAGGTTTTCCAGATCAAGAAGATCAAGAGTTGTGGAACGTGATAGATATAATTCCTGGTGCAGCGCCAGCAGGTATAGTTGTTATTTATAATAATTTTAAAGATGGTAACAGTGTTGCTAATATGCAACCAGGTACTTGGAATGGAACTACAAATGTAGATATTACTTTTAGTAATACTACTATGAGTAATGAATTTGAAAGAAAACTTGCTAGAGGTTTTGATGCGTCTGCTCAAATTGTGACCGCAACACCTCCATTCACTGCGTTACCAATAGGTACTTATTTACCATATACTGATTTTCAGTTTTCATATGCTTATAATAATCTAGCTGCAAACCCTAGCCAACAACCTACGCCTAGAGTAGGAGATTATATAACAGCAGAACCAGGGCAAGCAGAGGTAACTGGAAGTGGAACAACGGCTATTACAATTGAAGATGAAGTTACTATACAACAAATTACAGCTATTACTCCAGGCGCTAGAATTGTAGTACAGTTAACAAAAAGTATAGATACTTTAGTGGATGGCGCAAAGTTTACTATATCTGCTAATCCAACGTATAATAAAGATTTTACTGGTGATCCAGATTTAATAGAAGAAAAATTTGTTAGATTTAGTTATAGGTTTAAATATGAAAATAATGAATATTCTTTAGCTGCTCCATATACTCAAATATGTTTTATTCCTAAACATGATGGTTATTTTGGTGGAGGAAAAAATGATTCTCTTC